TTTTAGGAGTTTACAATGGCATATCCGACTGTAAATGCTCCTTACGGGCTTAAGCCGATCAACTTGATCGGTGGCCTCCCGTTTGCGGGCGCTACGCGTCAGATTCCCATCGCCTCTAGCTACGGCACGGCCATCTACAATGGTGACGTGGTGCAGTACAAGAACGATGGTACTCTGATCATCACCACGCTTCAGGCTCAGGTTCAAGCCGCTTCGGCTGCTTCGACCCCGGTTGCCGGTGTCGTGGGTGTGTTCCTTGGCTGTTCTTACACCAACCCCTCGACGGGTCAGAAGCTCTTTGCGCAGTACTATCCGGGCGGCATCGCTGCTTCGGACATCGTTGCGTACGTGAGCGACGATCCGAACGCGTTGTATCAGGTGGTGAACGTGACGGGCGCTACGGCGAATGATGCGGCTTCGGGACTTCTCCCGGCGTACGTTTCGCGTGCGGCTTCAATCGGCACGAATGCGGAGCTCGTTCTCAACACGGGTTCGGCCACTTCTGGCAACAGCAAGATGGGTGTTTACATCAACAACGTGACGTCTCCGTTGCCGTTCCGTGTGGTTGACGTGATCACTGCTTCGCAAAACTCATCGGGCAACTACGTGGAGTTCGTCGTGAAATTCAACGCGATGTACCACACGTATAATGCTACGGTTGGTATCTAATAGGGAGCATGTAAAAAATGGCTATTTCACGCGCACAACTGCTCAAAGAACTGCTCCCCGGCTTGAACGCTCTGTTCGGTCTGGAATACAAGCAGTATGGTGAGGAGCACAAGGAGATCTACGAGACTGAGACCTCCGAGCGTTCCTTTGAAGAAGAAACGAAGCTGTCCGGTTTCTCCGCCGCTCCGGTGAAGAACGAAGGCTCTGCGATTGCGTATGACAACGCGCAGGAAGCTTGGACCGCCCGTTACAACCACGAGACCATTGCTCTCGGCTTCTCCGTTACGGAAGAGGCGGTTGAGGACAACCTGTATGACTCGCTCTCGAAGCGTTATACGAAGGCCCTCGCCCGCGCTATGGCGTACACGAAGCAAGTCAAGGGTGCGAACGTGTTGAATAACGCGTTTGCGGTTTCGGGCTATAACGGCGGCGACGGCGTTTCGCTCTGCAATACCCAGCACCCGTTGGTTTCGGGTGGCTACAACAGCAACACGTTCACGACCCAGTCGGACCTGAATGAAACCTCGCTTGAAGCGGCGGTGATTCAGATTGCCGGGTGGACCGACGAACGCGGTCTGTTGATTGCGGCGAAGCCCCGTAAGCTCATCGTCCCCCCGTCGTTGATGTTCGTTTCCAAGCGTTTGCTCGACACGGAACTCCGTGTTGGCACGACGGACAACGATATCAACGCCCTCAAGGCGATGGGTTCGATTCCGGAAGGCTATACCGTGAACCACTTCTTGACTGATCCGAACGGCTGGTTCTTGACGACCGACGTTCCGAACGGCATGAAGCACTTCGTCCGTACCCCGCTTGCGAACAGCATGGACGGGGACTTCGATACGGGCAACGTCCGATACAAGAGCCGCGAGCGTTACTCGTTCGGCTGGTCGGACCCGCTGGGCATCTTCGGATCGTCTGGCTCGACCTGATCGTAGGTCTGGAGAGGGGGGCTTCGGCCCCCCTTTTCTTTTCGGTTTAATAGGTGTATATAGTCAGTAACTAGGAAATTCAGCCGTATCAACCTGCCTAGAGGATGATGCACCAATGATACGGCGACTTGTGCATAAGGAGTTTTAAAATGGCATTTGCTTCACATCTTGGCCCGTGGTTGCTTGGTACGGTTAAGAACACCACTGGCACGACCCCCGGTACGGTTCGCAACATGGGCGCGACGATTGTCGCCCAACAGGTTCCCTTGGTTGCTGGCTCGGCTGTCACCCTCATGATCCCGGCTGGCGCTACTATTACCGCTGTTCAGGCTTACATCACCACGGGTGCTGTTGGTACCCCGGACGTGACGGTTGGTGGCACGATCATCGGCACGCTTTCGACGGCGGCTGGCTTGAATGCACTTTCTGTTACGGCTGCGAACGTCGGCACGATGCTCAATGTCGGTTCCACGGATGCGGTGCTGAGCTACACGGCCACGGCGCTTTCGGCTGGTACGTTGACGGTTGCTTACATTGTTCGTGGCTCGGACGGCTCGCTCAATCCTGCATCGGCTTAATAGTCAGGAGTAAAGTCTCATGGCTATGCAAACAGATGTCCTTGCTAGTCAGCCTCTGACCGCTGATGGTCAGGTGCTTGACCAAGCCGGGAATGCGATTGGTCGTGTCCGTGTCAAGGCTATCCGTATTATCCCTACTGCTAGCAGCGCAGGTTCTGTTGTGCTGAAAGATGGCGGGGCAAGCGGAAACACCAAGATTACTGTCAATGTCTTCCCCGCTTCGACGGGGCCGGACTACATGCTGTTGCCGGGTGAAGGTCTGCTTTTCCAGACCAATGTTTATGCTGATATCACCACGATTGCTTCAGTGACGGTGATCTATGGCTAAGTCTCCTGCGTGGCAGCGCAAGGAGGGGAAGAATCCTGCTGGAGGTTTAAACGCCAAAGGCAGGGCTTCCTACAACCGCGCCAATCCCGGCAAGCCCGGTCTTAAACGTCCGCAGCCCGAAGGCGGCTCCCGTAAGAAATCCTTCTGCGCCCGGATGTCTGGGATGAAGAAAAAGCTTACGAGCGCCAAGACGGCTAACGACCCAAACAGCCGGATCAATAAATCACTTCGTGCGTGGAAATGCTGACATGACTGAACATCACGATACTGTTAGAAACTTTATTGATGCAGCGTCAGTGCTCACTACTTTAGGGTCTTTGCTTAACGTGATTTCTCCAATATTCGGCCTTATCGGCGCTATCGTCGGTGTCATGCGTATTGCTGAAATGGCGACGGGTAAACCTTTTTCTGTGCTGATTGGCCGGAATAAGGACGATGCCAAGTAAGTCAAAAGCGCAGCACAATTTAATGGCTATGGTTGCTCATGACCCCAAAGCAGCCAAGCGTATGGGTATTCCCCAATCTGTGGGTCGTGACTATGCTCAGGCAGACAAAGGCCGCAAATTCGGCTCCGGAGGAAACGTGAAGAAAGAAATGAAAGCGGCGAAGATTTTCGCCAAGGCTGGCGAGAAGAAGCTCGCTGCACATGAACGCCGCGAAGCGATGGGCAAGGAGAAAGACACTCCAGCTATTGCTCGCAAGGAGATGTCCGTGTTGAAGAAAGCAAAGGCTCCCAAGGATGTTATGGACTACGAAGCTGGTGAGCATGCCGAAATGGGCATGGCTCGCGGTGGCGGTATCGAGTCCAAGGGTAAGACCAAGGGCAAGATGATCAAGATGGCTCGCGGTGGCGGCATCGAAGTTCGTGGCAAAACTCGCGGGAAGATGTGCTAATGAAGAACCTCGCTCGCATGTACCGTACGGGCGGTACGCCCCCGGCTCCTCCGAAGTCAGATGAAATGCTGAACGAAGAGAAGGTACCGGACTTTTTGAACCAGCCTGAAACTCCGGCTGAAAAGAAGCAACGTGAAGCGGACAAGAACGCTCCGGGTATGGACGCTGACCAGCCGAAGAAGCCCGCAAAGCCTGTGAAGAAGGCCGCTTCCGGTGGAGCGATGTATGCTCGTGGTGCTAAAGTGGGTTCGGCTTCTTCTCGTGGTGACGGTTGCGTCGAGCGCGGTAAGACAAAAGGACGTTTTGTCTAATGATGCCTTCCCGAGGAATGGGCGCGATTGTGCCTAGCAAGGTACCTCGTGCCAAACGTCGTGGTGACGATAAGCCTGTGATCGGGACGGACAAACCCATTCGCGCTTTTGCGAAGGGTGGTGAGAGCAAGGTCAACGAGGCGGGTAACTACACGAAACCCGGTATGCGTAAACGCCTCTTTGAGTCGATTAAAGGACGGGCTGTGCAGGGTACCAAGGCTGGTCAATGGTCAGCACGTAAGGCACAGCTACTTGCTAAGCAGTACAAGTCGAAAGGTGGCGGGTACAAGGGATGAAAGCCCCACAACAGTCGCTGAAGGCTTGGACTCAGCAGAAATGGAGAACGAAGAGTGGTAAACGGTCTACTGACACGGGCGAGCGATATCTTCCGGAAGCTGCGATTAAAGCTCTCAGCCCCTCCGAGTACGCCCGCACCACCGCCGCCAAGCGCAAAGGTAAAGCGCAAGGTAAGCAATTTGTCCCTCAGCCGAAAGGCATCAAAGCGAAAGTAAAGCCGTACCGAAAGAGAGGCATGTAAAATGGCAGAGAAGTGGATTCAAAAAGCGATCAAGAAGCCGGGCGCGTTGAAGTCGTCGCTTGGCGTCAAGAAAGGCGAGAAGATTCCCGCCGCTAAACTTGCTAAAGCCGCGAAGGCTCCGGGCAAGATGGGGCAACGTGCCCGCTTGGCGCAGACGCTTAAGGGCTTAAAGAAGTAATGGCCTACAAGACTACAGACACTACTAGCTTTAACCTCGACCTCAATACGATTGTGGAAGAGGCGTTTGAGCGTTGTGGCGCTGAACTGCGTACTGGATACGACTTCCGTACAGCAAAGCGTAGTCTGTCGTTGCTTCTGATGGACTGGGCTAACCGGGGTATCAATCTGTGGACTTTGGAAGAAGGCCAGCAAGTTCTGACCTATGACCAAGGCACGTATGATCTCCCGGTGGATACAGTTGACTTGCTTGATCATGTGATCCGTACGGGTTCAGGGACGAACCAGCAAGACATCAATATCACCCGCATTTCTTCCAGCACGTACCTCGCTATCCCGAACAAGAACGCGACGGGTCGCCCGATCCAAATTTGGATCAACCGGCAGACTGGCTCGACGAACGCGGATGGTTCGGTGCAGTACCCGCAGTACACCGTGTGGCCGAAGCCTGACAACTCGACTACGTGGACGTTGGTGTATACCCGCCTGCGTCGTATGTTCGATGTGGGGTCGGGCGTGAATGGGCAGGATATACCGTTCCGTTTCCTACCCTGTATGGTTGCGGGGCTGGCCTACATGCTGTCGATGAAGATTCCGGGCGCTATGGAGCGTACTCCGATTCTCAAGGCTCAGTATGACGAGGCTTGGGATTTGGCCTCCGGCGAGGATCGGGAAAAGGCGGCTGTGCGTTTTGTACCACGTGAGAGCTTCTTGGGTGGATACTAATGCCTAACCGTTTTGCTTCTGGTAAAAATGCGATTGCGGAATGTGATATATGTGGATTTCGATATAAACTTCGTCAATTAAAACCCTTGGTAATAAAAACCAAGAATGTGAATATATTGGCATGTCCAGAGTGTTGGAACCCAGATCAACCGCAGTTATCACTTGGTCTCTATCCAGTTGATGACCCGCAGGCAATCAGGAACCCGCGCCCGGATTTAAGTTACTATGAACCGGGGAATAATGGGGCCGGTGGTAGTAGAATGATTCAGTGGGGCTGGAACCCCGTAGGTGGATCACGAGCGTATGACGCTGACTTGACTCCGAACCTGCTTGTGGCAGAAGGTCAAGTTGGCACTGTAACGGTCAGTACGACCTAGGAGATTGAGCATGAAAGGTTCTGGAATGAAGAAGATGCCGATGAAGCGCATGAAGGCGGGTGGTGTTACTTCTGCTGAAATGAAGAAGTATGGCCGCAATGTTGCCCGTGCGATGAATCAGAAGTCGCCCACGAAGCCGGGGAAGGGTTGAACATGAGCGAAGAATTCCGTTTTTTCGATTGGGGCGTTGACCCTATCGGTAAGTACACGCAGCCGAAGCCGAGCAGTGAATCCACCGGGCAGAATGGCTATCCTGAAAAGGATGTCGATAAGGGCATCACGAAGATGGATATGCGCGGTGCGGGTGCGGCGACCAAGGGCAAGAAGTTCGTCTCGCAGATCAAACTGGAAGACTAATGAACTACGTGGTGGAAAAACGTATGCCTGCTAATCAGGCGCTTATATATCGTATTAAAAATACGGTATCTGGGCACTCGTATGTTGGTTCCACTGTAGCTCCTCGAAATAGATTAAACGCTCACAAAGCGCTTTTAAAAAAGGGGTGCCATACTTCATTTATATTACAGCGGGCATGGGATAAATACGGAGAACATAATTTTGTATTTGAGCCAATACTTGTATGTAGCGTAAAAGACAGATTTTTTTACGAAACTAGAGCTATAGTACAAGCAAAATATAATTTATTTAAGGGAGCAGGGCACCCTCCAGCTGGTAGTTTTTTAGGATTACAGCATAGTGAAAAAGGTCGTAAAAACTTGAGCGCTGGAGCAAAACTTCGTTGGGCTAGGGATAAAAAATATTATGTGCAGTTATGTCAAATGGCATGGGAAAAAGTACAAAATGGAGTCCCCCGCGTAGATGCTTGCAAACTTGTTGGTATTTCGCACAGTACTTTTTGGCGCTGGATTAAGAGTAATAACTTGAATATAGTGCCCGAAGACAAACGTGCGTGGACTAAACAATGAATTATACGCAGCTTGTAACTTTAATAACGGAGTATTGTGAGTCTACGGAGCAAAGCTTCGTAGCGAATATTCCTAATTTTGTGCAGCTTGCTGAAGAGCGGATTTATAACTCCGTTCAGATCCCGGCTATCCGTAAGAACTCGACCGGTACGATGACCTCGGGCAACAAATATATGGCGTTGCCGTCTGACTGGTTGGCTACTTACTCGCTAGCCGTGATTGACCCTACCACTAATGAATATACGTACCTTCTGAACAAAGACGTGAACTTCATTCGTGCAGCGTATCCGGGTGCCAACGACAACGGACTCCCGTTGTACTACGCGGTCTGGGATGACAACACGATGATTCTGGGTCCGGCACCGGACTATAACTACGTTGCCGAACTGCACTATTACTATTACCCGGCATCCATCGTTACGGTGGGCACGTCGTGGTTAGGTACTAACTTTGAGACGGTGTTGCTCTACGGGTCAATTCGTGAAGCCTATGTTTACCTCAAGGGTGAGCAGGACATCATGAATTACTACGAACAGAAGTATCAGGAATCGCTGGGTCTTCTCAAACGCCTCGGTGACGGTTTGGATCGTCAGGATGCGTACCGTTCTGGTCAAGTTAGGATTAACGTCACATGATTAATGCAGGATTAGATCTTGGTGGAGTGAAGGTATTTACCACGGACAACCGTGGCTTCACCGCCGAGGAAATTGCAGAGCGTGCTATCGACAAAATCATCTACGTTGGCGATAAGAGCCATCCGGTGATTGCAGAGCAAGCTCGTACGTTTAAAGAACACATCAAGCGTGTGTTGGTTCAATATCTTCGGGAGGCACAGGAGTCCGAAAGGATTACGCTCTGTGCGAAACTCTCGCAAGCTGGGCATCCTGAAATCGCAAAACTTATTGGAGACCTCTAATGGCTATTTCACAAGCAATGTGCACGTCGTTCAAGGTGCAAATCCTGAACGGCATTCACGCATTTGGTACTACGGTTACTCGTGGCTCAACGGCTGCG